ATGATTGTTACTTCCCGTTGGCCCTTGCTGGAAAAGGCATTTTTACGGTTTGGAATGCCTGTTGCCGTGGTTGATTTGGAATCGACGGGCGGCAATCTGTATGAAGACAGGGTAACCGAAGTGGCTTTGGTCAAGTTTGAGCAGGGAAGGGTGGTGAGGCATGAGTGGTTGGTTAATCCTCAAAAACCGATTCCGCAGTTTGTTGCGGGGCTGACGGGGATTTCAGACGGCATGGTTGCCGACGCACCTGTTTTTGCAGAGATTGCCGGCGAGTTGTTTTCGGTATTGAAGGGTTGTGTGCTGGTTGCACATAACAGCCGTTTCGACTATACGTTTTTAAAGCATGAGTTTCATCGTGCGGGTATCGGATTTTCATCGCCTGCTTTGTGCAGTGTGCAACTGTCCCGGTGTCTGTATCCGCAATTTTACAAGCACAGCCTGGACAGTATCATCGAAAGGTTGGGGATTGTTGTGGAAGACAGGCATCGTGCGATGGCGGATGTATCGGCATTGTGCGATTATTTGGAATACAGTCTGTCGGAACACGGGGTCGAGGCATGGATCAGGCAGTGTTTCCGTTTGATGAATCCGAAACCGCTGCCTGCCGCGCTGCCCGAACGGTTGAGGGAACAGTTGTACGGTTTGCCTGACAGTATGGGGGTGCTGGCTTGTTTCGACGGAGGAGGGAAAGTAAATTACATCGGTACGTTTGAACGGGTATATAGCGAGGTTTCGGCTTTATTGGATTCCGGAAAAGCCCCGTTTGATTGGTGCAATACGGAGGAAGTCCGTTTTTTTCCTGCATTGGGCAGCCTGCATGCATATAAGATTAAAGCGGAATTGGTCGGACGTTATCATTCGGGTTGTTATGTATCTGCCAAAAATCTGCTTAAAACATTTACGACCGTCAGGTTTGAAAAAGGTTCAGACGGCATGTTGAATGCGAAAACAGCGGCTTTGAAAAACGGTGTGACGGATAATCCGCCTACCGGATTATTTGCCAATAAAAAGGCGGCGAGACGGGCTTTGTCGTCGTGGGCGGAAACATACGGATTGTGTCCTGCCTCAGCCGGTATCCTTCCGGACGGTTATGCAGAGGATGAGCCTTGTCCCGTATATGTTTCAGGCCGATGCGATAAGGCGTGCGGCCGTTCTGACGAACAGGTTTTGGCGTTTGCACACAAGTTGCCTATTTTGGATTGGGGAAAAATGCATGAGGTAGAAATTACCGAAACTGATCCTTTAACGGGGGAAAAAGTTGTTCTGCACGGAATGGGCGGCGCATTGGAAATGGGTGACGGGCTTTGGTATTTCGATAAAGATTTACCGGATGCGTTTAAGGCGAAGTTTAAAACGGACAGGAAAAATATTAAGGAAATCGGTTAAATCGATACCGGTTGATGAAAGCCGGTAAGTATGTAAACAGCCGTTCGTATTGATTGCCTAATCGGTTTGGGTTGGAATGTGTTGCCGTTTGCAGGTAATGTGTCCGAAGATGCCGTCTGAATTTTTTCAGACGGCATTTTTGCCGACGCGGTTTTCGTGCCGTGTCGGTTTGCTCTTCCAACCGAAGGCATCGGACAAGCAGGGTGGTTTTTAGAAGCCGTTTTCCATCAAGACTAAAAGTAATTAATAATCCTTTGTTTATATTATATTTTTATAGAATAAAAAATTTTATACCCTCAAAAGTACCCACGTTTATTACTTTGTTTTCTTTGGATTTTTTTTTGCTTTCCTTTTTTGCTGCGGCGGGGGTAGAACCGCGCTCCCCCTCCACGCCTTGGGGCTTCGTGGGGGTGGGTTTTTTTATGCGTCGGCGGTCGGGGGCTTGAGCCTTATGTTTTATAAGGGTTTCGGGGTTTTTGAATATGCGGTTTTTTATGCGGTTTTATGCAAGTATCTGCATTTTTATGCTTGTTTGTGCGTGGGTTTTGAACAATAATTTTAATGCCGCCCGAGCCGATGTTCGGGCGGCATTTTTTGCGGCTTTTCGCGGCGCGGTTTGCTTGGGGCTAATCGGTAAAACCGCCGTTTACCGCGTTTAAAATTTGTTCTTGGATGTATAGCAAATCGTCTTTTGACAGCCCCAAAAGCAGGCGGGACGGTATATTTTTTTTACTGTTGCCCTCGTCGTGGTCGCGTGCGATGACTGCCGCCGACCCGCCCAGCCAGCCGATGAGTGCCTCACTCGAATCTGCCTTGCTTCTCAACCATCGCGCGCGTCCCAGTTTCCTGAAGAGTTGCAAGCGAGCGCGGCGGCCTGTTTCGATGAACAGATGTTCCCTTTTAAATCCCAAAAGCCCGCGATTTCCTTTAAGCCGCACCAGTTCGTTTCCGTTTTCCGTCCGGCTGTATGCCACGTCCTCATAGTATTGGGCGCGGTTTCCGCCTAAAAATCGAAAATCCCGCCCTTTCAATCCCTCGCCGTCCCTTAAGCGGCGGAATTTGAAACGCTCGCCCTGCCGACTTGCCATAGGGCTGCCGTCCGGTTCGATATTGGCTTTGATGCGGCCGCGGTGTCGGCGTAGGATTTCCGCCGCGATGGTCTTCATTAATTCGGCGCGGCGGGCGGGGGCGATAGATTCCGAAAGGTTTTCAATATCGCTTGCAAGCTCTGCAAATGTGCGCGTATTTTTTTGTACAGACATTATTCTCTTTCAAATAAAAAAATGCCGAACGAATCGGCATGATTTAAAAATCCTGTCTCGGCGGTTCGCTTTTCGTCTTGTAAACCACCTTGCCTTGGTCGTCCAAACCCGCGATAACCGTTTCCGACAATTTCAATTCAATCATAATATCCCACACATCCGCCTCGATCGGCTCGGCTTCAAATACGAACGCCCGTGCCGCCGCGTCTGCGCCCGGGCATAAAATATCCCGTTGATTTTCCTGAAGCCATTGGTTGACAACCAAAAACAACAGCGCAGGGTCGCGGTGGAACTCCCTGACAAAAACGTTTAGCGTGTATTTCGTTTCAAAACTCAAGGTGTTGCGTTTCGGGACAACCTGCCCGGCGAACACGGTCAGGCGCAAACGGTCGGGCGCATCGGCGAACTCGGGCAGCGAAGCCGCCAAAGCCGCGCGCAAACTTTCAGGCTTTTTCATGTTAACGGTTCAACCCTTCGATTAATTTTTGCTCGCGCTCGGAAAGCGGCCAAACAATAATATTTGCCGCTTTTGCCGCCTTTGCCGCTTTTGCTGCCTTTGCTGCTTTTGCTGCTTTTGCCGCTTTTGCCGCTTTTGCCGCTTTTGCCGCTTTTGCCGCTTTTGCCGCTTTTGCCGCTTTTGCCGCCTTATCCGAAAGCAGCAGCCCCTTGCCGAATACGGTTTTACCGAACGGCTTTTGCGCGTCCAGCGCGTTGACGGGCAGCGTGTCGGCGCGGCGGATTTCCAGCTCGCCGCATTGCTCCAAGTCTGCCGCCTTGATGAGGTTGTCGGGGTAGGCGTATCGCGGCAAGGCTTTTTTTTCAGACGGCACCGCCGCCTTGAGCTTGGCGGCCAGCGTTTCGGAAACGCGGATTTTCACGTCGCCCATCATATTGGTAAGAAACGCGGTCGGCACATTCGCGCCGTTTTCGTAGGTGATGTCTTTGCAGCCGAATACGGCGGTCAGGTTTTCCATTCCGGCGCGCCGTCCCGATAAGCAGGTCATGCGCGGCGCGAACAGAAAAAACGGAATGCCGTGAGCATAATAAAAATTGATGATTTCCGACGAAATCGAAAACGGCGGATTGTCGATGACGACCTTGCCCGCGTAATCCTCGGCTTGGTAGTTGCCGCCCGGATAAAACGGGCGCACGACTTCCAGCCCGTCGGCAATGCCGATTTCCTCCTTTACCCATTCCAGCACCGCCGCGTAAACGGCAGGCGGCGTGTAGCAGTCGTCGGTCGTCTTTTTAGGCTTGAACTTTTCAACAAAGCCCCCGTAGTCTTCAAATTCTTCGAGGGTCTTGTTGCCAGGCTTGAATCTTTCCATTTCTACCTCTTGAATTTCAGCCGCCGTTCTTCTTCGCGGCGGCAGTCGATACACAGGCGGCAGCCGGGGACGGCGAGCCGCCGCGCCTCCGGGATAATCTCGCCGCATTCTTCGCACTCTTGCGCCGATGGCGCGTCTGCCGCCGCCTCCTTATGGCGCGCCAGCCAGTAATCGCGCATCTTTTCTTCCAGCGCACAGGCTTGGTCGATGATGTCGGTCATGGTTGCGCGCCCCCGAATGTCGGTATCAGCTTTTCGGCAATCCAGCGCGCGACCGGCGGACAGACGGCGTTTCCGGCAGCCCTAGCCTCCGCATGGTTGGTCTCATCCATTCCGAGTCGAAGCCCATAATCTTCAGACGTTCTCTGCCGCTCAACCATCTCACTCCGTCCGTTTCGGACAAGGACGATATTCGAACAGCTCCGGTCGATCGCGACATTGGATACGCCTCTAAGCAGCGTATTGTGGGGGTTTTCCCCATCCGCTTCAGCCGATTGAGGAAGCTCTCCAACTGCCCCGGCGTCAGCCATAAACCCGATTGGGGGGAACGCTCCCAAACCTGCGACCAAGAAAACGCGGCGGCGCGCCGTGGGGACTCCGAAATATGCTGCATTAAGCACGCGCCAAAATCCCACATACCCGCATTGGGCAAGGGACTTGACGACTTCCTGAAAGTCTTCGCCATCGTTTGAATTGAGCAAGCCTGTAACGTTTTCAAGCACAAGCCAGCGGGGTTTGAGGGTGTCGACGATGTGCATTGCGTCATAAAATAATCCTGTCCTTTCACCGGCAAGCCCGCGCCGCTTGCCTGCTGTTGATACGTCTTGGCACGGGAAACCGCCGACAATCACGTCAACCGACCACAAATCGGGCAGCGCGGTGCGTACGTCGGCAAACTGCCGCGCGTGGGGGAAGCGGTCGGCCAGCACGGCGCGGTTAACCTCGTCGATTTCCACCTGCCATGCCGTCTGAAAGCCCGCTTGTTCAAATCCCAAATCAAAGCCGCCGATGCCCGCGAAGAGGCTGCCGACGGTCGGTTTTTTCATTTCCGTTTTTCCCATTTACGCCTCGCTTTTGCTTGCCGCCGCCGTGAAAGTCGGCAGCACGTATCGGGACGGGTCGGGCAACAGCAGTTGACCGCCTTTTGACGGCCAGCGGTAGCTTGTCGCCCGTGATCTCGGGAACGCCGCGATGTTCACGCCGTTTGACTGATTGCCGCTCTGTATGAGCAGGTCCCCTTTTTCGGTTTCGCCTACTACAAAACCGACATGACCGCCGCCTTTGCGCGTGAATGTAGCCACGCAGCCGTAGGCAGGCTGTTCCAGTGGTAAACCATAGGTTTCATACGCGCGGGCGCGAAACCAGTTTTTAGGAATATCGCGACCCGCCATTTTCAAGCAGTGGGCAACAAATACGCCGCACCACGGCGTTTCGTCGTCCTGCCACCACGCGCCCAAGTCCTTCAGCCATGATTGGATGATTGGGTTGTGTTTCGCGCCGGGAATTTCTTTCAAGCCGATGTGTTTTCCGGCTTCGGCAAGCCACGGCAATTCGTTCGGTTGTGTCATTTTGTTCCTTTCCTGATTTTTGTTTTTAACGCGGCTTGAAGCATCCCGATTCCGCCAACGCCTTATGCTTGGCGCGGCAGCGGTTGTACTGCCCCGCCGCCGCCACCGCCCAAGGAAGCACGTCCGCGCCCGATTCGCCCGACAGATGCGCCAGCCTTTCGCAAGGCGCGAGCAAATCCGCCGCTACTTCAATCTCCGTCAATGGCGGCGTTGAGTTCGCGCACGCCGCCAGCATCAAGGCAGCGGTTGACATAAACGGGACGATTAATGATTTTTTCCACAACTTCACGGCGCACCTTCTCCTTTTCCAAACGTACCGCCTCATTTTTTTGAAAACGCGCCGCCGCCGCATCCGACAGCCGTCGCATTTGCGCTTCCTTGGCGGCAATCACGGCCGCCGTTTCCGCCGCCTTGTCTGCCGCGCCCTTGTGATATTGCGCCGCGCGGTCATAAGCCCAACACACGGCGATTAAGGCGCAGGCTGCCAGCCAAATTGACGGCTTTATAAATCTAAGCCATTGAATTATCATTGCTATTTTCTTTCTTTTCCGCTTCGTCCCGATGCGCCGACGGATGCAGGCGGCTGATATTGCCGCCGCTCCACAAGATCGCGCCCGTGTGCAGGGCAAGCCCGAAAACCAGCAGCCACGCGGTCAGGTTGTGCAGGGCGAAGGCGGCGGAAAACGCCAAACTGCCCAGCCAAACCACGGTCAGGTAGGCAATCAGGGCGGGAAGCGGTTTGTGCGTCTTCTGCCGCGTGTCGAACAACAGCACGCGCGCCGCGCCCGTGAGCGACAAGGAAATAACGGCGGCGGTTTGCAAAGCGTCGGCAATCATTGTTCCGCGTCCCCTTTCGTTTGCGCCCGCCGCCCCGGTATTTCCTGACGGGCTACCAGCCGCATTAATCGGCGGATGGCGATCACCAGCAAGGCGGAAATGACGGCGGCGGCGGTAAAGCTGTTGATGTGCAGATGGTTGCCCGGAATCGCCCAGTTGATAATCTCTTCCGCGTCCGAATAGCCGAAAATGCCGCCGATAAAGGACACGGCGAACAACCACGCCTTATTCATCGGCGCGGCGGCGTTTTCGGACAAAATAAACAGGCTCGCGCCGATGAGCGCGCCGAATGCGACGGACGCGTGGACGTGATAGCTGCCGATGACGATGACGGCGGCGTTGACGGCGGTGGTGGTCTTGTCTTGCAGCACGGTTAATCCCATAAATTGACGGTTTGATGTTCGCGCGTTTCTTCTTGCGGCAGGGGCGGCAGGCGGATTTCCACGCCGGCGGGCAAAAGGGCGGGATGGGCGCAAAGCCCGGGATTGGCGGCCAGCAGCCGCTCCGCGTTGCCCGATGATGCGCCGTACTGCCGATACGCGATGCCGCTGACGGTGTCGCCGTCTTTGCTGACATAGGCGGTCATATCAGCTCCGAATCGCAACGGTGCCGCCCGGCGATGGCGGCAACGGCGAAATGCGCCTCGCGGCGGTAGTCTTCCGCCTGTGCCTGCTTGATTTCGCCCCGCGCCTCGGCTTTTCCGGTCGGCTCGGTGTCGGCGTATTTTTCCAGCAGCAGGGCTTTGGCATAACAATAAACGGCGCGGCGGTAGTGATGGACTTGTACGGATTCGCCGTTGACGATGTCGTCGGGGGCGGCGGTTTGCGCCAGCGTTGCGATGCCGTCGGCAACGGCTTGAAGGCGGTGCGCCTTGAGCTGTCCGTTGACGTGGGCGACGGCTTCCAGTACCGCGTGATAGGCGCGGCTCTCGGAAATATTCGCATCCACGCGCATGACTTCCCGAAAGTCGGTCAAATCGATTTCGGGGAAAAACGGAATGCTGACAATGCGCGATTTGTCCGCGCCCTGCCGCCCTTGGTCGGGGTTGTCCGCAAAAAGCATCATCAAAAATATCCTCAAAACATTAAAGCCCGCCCGGCGGGCAGGCTTCGGAATAAGGGGCGCAGCGGCGTTGCGGGCGAAAGGCCGCCGCATTTTCGCGGGGACTTGCCGCAGGCTTGCGCCCGGCCCGAGGGGGAAGGTCAGCCCTGAAGTTGCTTCCTGATTGCGGAAAGGCGCGATTTCACGCCGATTTTTTCGGAATACTTCAAGGCGGATTCGTAAAAGGCGGCGGCGGCGGGCAGGTCGTCGTCCGCTTCGGCGGCTTCGCCCGATGCCTTGTAAAACTTGGCGCGGACGATGTCGGAAAGGTTCAGGGTGTGCATACCCGTTTCGGGGTCGGCATTGCCGATAAGGTCTAAAAGCGCGGTATGGTTGGCCGCACTCAAAACCGCGCCGTTGCCGAACTGCACCGCGATTTCTTCAATCAGCAAATCGGGCAGGTCGCGGCGGTAGTCGTCCCGGAAGGTCATTTCGTGGCGGATGGCAAACAGCGCGTAAGGGACGGCGGTATCCAGTTCGCCGATGTCGATCAGCCACAGGACGGCGGTCGAAAAAACCGGGTCATAGGCTTGCGGCCTGCCCGACTTCGCCACGTCTTCGAGCCAAGGCAGGTACTTTTGCACCATCCCTTTCTTGGCTTGCGTCTTGTCGGCGAACGACTTGATTTGTTCCAAGACGCGGCGGTCGTCGGCAAGCGCGGCGGCAAGGCGGCGGTAAGGCTCGGCGGCTTGCACGTCTTCGCCGCTTTCCGCAGCGTGTTGCGCCAATATCCGTTGTTTGTGTGCTTGAGCGGGGGTCATGTGCTGTCCTTTGATGATGCCGTCTGAAACGGCGGGTTGTCCCGCGTTGTTTCAGACGGCATTTGCCTTATTTGGCGATTTTGATGTTTTCAACCAAAGCCGCCGCGCCGTACTCTTCCACGACGTAGCAGATGTTTTCGCTTTGGTAGTCGGCGATACGGTCGAATTCCGGCTCGTCCGCCAGCTTGCGGCGGTGTCCGCCCTTATGGAAATAAATGGACAGGTTTTTAAGCGGCGTAACCAAGATGGTGTTTTTCGGGAAATACGGCGCGGTTACCACGGGCAGGCCGCCCAAGCGTTTTTCCGACATGATGATGTCGGCGGGGCGCAGCTCGCTTGCCTTGCTGCCCGCTTCTTTGATGACGGCAAAATATTTCTCGGACAACAGCGATTGGTGGCAGATTACCGCCATCCCCGGCAGGTCGTGGAACTCCTCGTCAATGAGGCTTTCGGTAATGTCGGTTACCAAGTGGTCCAAAGAGGTGTAGGTCTTGCCCTCGCCGACTTCCACGGCGGCGGATGCGCTGCCCATAACGTTGGCGGCGGCGTTTTCGCGCAGGTGTTGCAGCCAGCCCTTTTGCACGTCCTGCAAAAGCGGATTGGCGGAAATGTCGGAATTGGCGGCGGCGGACGTACCATTGAAACCGATGGCGATCAGGCTTAAGGCTTTGGACTTAACCAACTGATTATTAATCAATTTGATATAGTCCGGATGTACCGACCACGCGTCCATGTCGTCATAGCCCACCATTGTGTCGAAATTGACTTTTTGGCAAAGGTACTGGCGGCCGGTGAGGCTGTGGTAGGGTTTCGGGTTGCGGCGTATCGTGCCGTCGCCCTTTTTGGTGTCGGTGCGCGAAGCGTTCAGGCCGGTAGCCAGCCCGATAATCGCGCCGGCGATTTCCTGCTTGCTGACGATGTTGATTTTTTGAAGGAATGTAGATTCAAGGCGGACGGCTTCGCGCATTTTTTGCGAAACGGCGGGCGTTACGTTGAAATGGGCCGCCAAGCCTTGGGCTGTCGTGCCGTTGGCTTGTGCCACGGCGTTGATGTATTGCTGGATGTGGGGGTGCATATGCTTGCCTTTTAAAATTTAAAAATCGGAAACGGCGGCGGTATTCGCGCCGGTGTGCGGTGCGGCGGCATTGACGGGCGCGGATTCCACGGCGTGCTTGAACGCGTCGAACTCTTGGCGCAACGCCGTGTAGTCGTCGGCCAGCTTGGCGGCAACCTTGGCCGCGTTTTCAATTTCGCCCTCCGCCGCGTCCAGTCGGGCGGCGTAGCCTTCGGTTTCGGGCGCGGTTGCGGGCGCGCCTTCTTCTTCTTTTTTGGCGGACATTTTTTCAAACAGTGCCGCAAAAAAGCCTTTTTTCTCGTTTTCCGGCGCGGTTTGCGCGGTTTTGTCGGTTTGCATAGCGTTTTCCGTCTCCATTGCTTGGTATTTCGAGGTGTAGTTCGGGTCGTCGGGGTGCAGCTGTCGGAATTTGAGCATCGTCGTTCCCAAAGACGCGGGCGAGTCGGTCATCGCCAAGCCGACAAGGTAGGCTTTGCCCGTTCCGGCAAACGGCTTCATCAGCTCCATTGAGGTGTAAACCTTTTCGCGGTCTTTGATGTATTGCGCCATTTTGTCGGTCGGGTCGATGCGGGCAAACAGGCGCGTGATTCCGCCTTTTGTTTCCGCCTTCAGCTCCAACACATCGCCCAATCCCGAATAATCGTTTTTCGGGGAATAGGGGCGGTAGTGTTCGAGGTTGATGCGCGCGCCGTAGATTTGGGGGTCGTAGCTTTCGGCGGCGGCAATCAGGTCTTCCGCATTGATGTTGCGGCCGTCGGCGGTCGGACCCGATGTGCCGATGCAAAACCATCGGCCGCTGAAGTTTTCGGATGCGTTTTTGTCCATTTTTTTAGCCATTTGAGATTTTGTCGGCTTATTTTTGCACTTTGCCCCGATACGGCAAGCGCGGGCGGCTTTGGCTGTTGTTTTTAAGTCGGTAAAAGGGGACGGCGCGGCGGATTTGCCCGAAAATCGGGTAACCGCCTTTTGATTTTTGAGATATGAACGCCCGCCAAGATGTAGAAATTGCCCAGAATATCGATCCGCGCCTTTCGGCGCGCGCGCTTTACTGGCAAGGTTGGAAAATTACCGCAATCGCCCGCCATTTGGGCATCAAGCCCGCCACCGTCCATTCGTGGAAGCAGCGGGGGAATTGGGACGGCGGCTCGCCGATGCAGCGCGTCGCCGCGTCCGCCGAGGCGCGGCTTATCCAACTGGTCAACCTGCCCGCCAAGTCGGACGGCGTTTACAAAGAAATGCGGCAGCTCTCCGCACTGATTGCGGCAACGGACAAAATGCCGTCTGAAGCCGCGCGCGCACCGAAACCCGACAACCGTTTTGCAGGCGCGGACAAGCCGCCGTTTGACAGCGTGCCGACGATAGACAGCCCGCCGCGCGAACGCAACGGGCGGACGGAACGCGCCGGACGCGTCCGCTCCGTCGAAAAGCCGCCGAAGAACTACATCGCGCCCGAGCAGCAGCAGCGGATGATTGAGATTTTCAACGAGCAATGCTTTGATTATCAAAAGTATTGGGGCGAGGCTTACCGACAGCGGCGTTTCCGCAATATTTTAAAAAGCCGGCAAATCGGGGCAACGTTTTATTTTGCGCGGGAAGCGTTTTTAAACAGCCTGAAAACCGGCATCAATTCGATTTTCTTATCCGCCTCCCGCGCCCAGGCGTACCAGTTCCGCCAATACATCCTCAACCTTTGCCGCATGGTCGATGTAGAGTTAAAAGGCGGCGATGTGATCAGTTTGCACAACGGCGCGGAATTGCATTTTTTGGGGACAAATTCGCGCACGGCGCAAGGCCGCAACGGTAATTTGTACGTTGACGAGTATTTTTGGATTCCCGATTTTGAACGCTTGCAGACTTTGGCCGAACCGATGGCGAGCCAGAAGCATTTGAAAACCACTTACTTCTCCACGCCATCGAGCGAAGGGCATCCCGCTTACGGCTTTTGGTCGGGCGCGATGTTCAACGAAGGGCGGCCGCCGAAAGAACACATTAAGCTTGATTTGAGCCACGCCGCGCTGAAAAGGGGGCGTTTGGACGCAGACGCGCAATGGCGGCAAATCGTAACGATACACGACGCGCAAGAGGCGGGTTGTGATTTGTTCGATATTGATTATTTGCGGCAGCGCAATTCGCCCGACAAATTCGCCCAGCTCTTTGAGTGCCAGTTTATGCCGGACGGCGAAGGCGTGTTCGGCTTTGCACAATTGCAGGCGTGCGGCGAAGAATCGTGGGATTGGGCTTGGTACAAGCCGGAACGGGCGAGGCCGGCGGGCAATCTGCCCGTTTGGGTCGGGTACGACCCGAGCTACACGGCGGACGCGTCGGGTCTGGTGGTCGCCGTGCCGCCGCAAAACAACGGCGAGCCGTTTTATATTTTGGAAACCGCGCTGATTCCGGGGACGGATTTTGAATCGCAAGCCGCCAATATCCGGAAAATCACGGAACGCTACAACGTTTCTAAAATCGTGATTGACGCAAACGGCATCGGCGCGGCGGTTTTTGACTTGGTGCGGAAATTCTACCCGCCCGTTATCGGGATGACGTACACGCCCGACATTAAGGGGATGATGGTTTTGAAAACGCAAAACCTGCTGAAAAACAAGCGCATCAAATGGGACGCTGGCAATATTGATTTGCAAATGGCGTTTTTGTCGGTGCGCCGTTCGGTAACGGCCAGCGGACGCAATATTACTTATGAATCCGTGCGGTCGAAAACGGCCAGCCACGGCGATTTGGCGTGGGCGGCAATGATGCTGTTTTATCAAGAACCTTTGGACAACATCGTCGGCGGGCGGTTTGAGATTGATTTTTAATGATTATTTTTTAATAATTGATTTTAAAGGATTTTTTAACGATGAAAGCAAACAGGCAAAACCATTCCGGAGCGGCAGATTTGGAAGTGTTCGGCTGGGGCGAGGACGAGCCTTTGTCCTGGTTGGGGACGGCGTGGGAATGCGCCGACAACGGCCGCTACTATGAGCCGCCCGTCAATCAGGAAGATTTAATCGGGCTGTTGCGCGTGGGTATCCACCACGCCTCGGCATTGCATTGCAAACTCAATGTCTTGAGTTCCACGTTCGAGCCTACCGCGCTGCTTTCGCGGGCGGAATTTAAAAAACTGGCGTTTAATTACCTGGTAACGGGCAACGGCTACCTTGCCGCCGAGCGCAACCGCTTGGGCGGGATTACCGCGTTTAAAAACCGCCTTGCCGCCTATATGCGCCGTGCGTCGCCGGGGGCGGGCAAAGACGGTTATTTTTATTTGCGTTCGCGCGTTTTTGAAACCGCCGACTTTATCCCCGCCGCTGATGTCGTCCATTTGATGCAGCCCGATTTGGTGCAGGAAGTGTACGGCATCCCCGACTATTTGGCGGGTTTGGGCAGCGCGCAACTCAACCGGTCGGCAACGACGTTCCGGCGGCGTTATTACGACAACGGCTCCCACGCGGGATTTATTATTTACGCAACCGACAACAACATCAACCAGTCCGATTGGGACAACCTCAAAAGCCAATTCAAAAAGGCGCAGCGCGAGGGGAATTTTAAAAATGTTTTCTTGCGCTCGCCCAACGGCGACAAGGACGGCATCAAGTTAATCCCGATTTCAGAAGTCGCCGCTAAAGACGAGTTTTTAAACATTAAAAACGTTACCGCCCAAGATATGCTGACAGTCCACCGCGTCCCTCCCGCCCTGATGGGGGTCGTACCCACGGCGGCGGGCGGTTTGGGCGATGCGCGCACGGCGGCGGAAGTATTCGCCGCAAACGAAATAGGCCCGATACAGGCGGCGTTTTTGGAAGCCAACGACGCGGCGGGCGCGGAAGTGTTCAGGTTCAAGCCTTACGCCTTGGCGGCGGTGTAACCGCCTGAAAAAATGCCGCACCCTACGGGTACGGCATTTTTAACGCGGCGGCGGTTATGCGGATTGCGTCCACAAGCCGATGCCCAATATCGGGCAGGCGGCGTGTGCGGCGATGATGCTCTCGTGCAGCCTTGCCGCCGTCATCGCCCCGTATTCTGCCTCTCGGGCGGCGGCTTCCTCTGCCGCGCGTTTTTCTATACGCTTTCGTTTGACTTCCTTGTTGCGGCAGGTTTTGCACGAGTTGTAATAATAGGTTTTCACGCCCTTGAGTTGGATGGCATTAAACCCCTCCAGCGGCTTGGTTTCGCCGCAGGTTTTGCAGGTGCGCATTTCTTCCGCCACGGTTTCCGTTTTTTTGACGCGTTGTTTGTTCCTTTCGCTCATCGCTTTGTCCCAGCAGCGTTTGCAGTCGTGCCGGTAATATACTTTGGAGTCGTCCCCGATTCTGTTTTTATAAAACCCCGTCTCCAGCGGCTTGGTTTCGCCGCAGGTCTTGCAGGTGCGCATTTCTTCCGCCATTTTGATTTTTCCTTTTATTTCAGTTGTTTAATATCCGAAGTCGTCGAAGTCGTCTTCGTCTTTGCCGTCGCGTTTGCAGCGCAAAACCGCATCGGCGGCTTCCACCAGCAGCCATATCGCCAAAATCTCCGCGCCGCCGAACGACAGCGCGATGATGATGCTTAACAGGGTATCCATTGTTTTATTTCCTTTCGGTCGGTTTTATGGGTCGGGGTCGGATTCCCGCCCTTTCGTCATTCCGCCCTTTCGTCATTCCGCCCTTTCGTCATTCCGCCCTTTCGTCATTCCGCCGCTTTCCGTCATTCCCACCGCTTTCGTCATTCCCACGAAAGTGGGAATCTAGAACCCCAAACGCGGCAGGAATTTATCGGAAACGACTGAAACCGAACGGACTGGATTCCCGCCTGCGCGGGAATGACGGCGGCGGCGGGGTTCCGGATTCCCGCCTGCGCGGGAATGACGAAAAGCGGTCGGGTTGGCGGGCTAAATGCCGCCGCGCTCCGTTTCAGGCGGCATTTCCTTCAACAAGGCTTTGACACAGGCGGTTGCCCAAGAGATATTGTCTTCGTTGTACTCTGCCGCCGCGTACAGGATTGCGTCCAGTGCCTGCCCAGTATCGGTATCGGTATCGGTACCGGTATCGAATCCGCACGATTCCAGCTTTTGGGACAGCTTGAAATAACGCTTGCGTTTCAGCTTTTTAAACTTCGGCTCGTCTTTGCGTTGCCGTCTCAAGTGCCACAACGCCTTTTCCAAGTCTTCGCGGCCGCCGTCTTCTTTGTGCAGGAAAATATATTTAAACGCGCTGCCCAAGTGGAAATTGAGATGTTGCGTAAAATCGTTACACGATAAATCGCGGGCGCGGTAGCGGTTGGGGTTTTCAGGTTTCGGGGTTGGGGTTTTCAGGTTTCGGGGTTGGGGTTGTCATTTCATTTCCTTTCTGTCGGTTTTTTGTCTAAAGCCTGACGCGGCTTTTTTCTAATATCCACGTGTCGATTTCCGATTCCAGCCACGCCGTGGCGTTGCCGCTTAATTTAAACGGCCGGGGGAATGTCGGGTCGTGGCGGATGTTGCCCCGGTCGGTCTTTGCCCACACAAAGTTCTCGCTCACGCCCAGCTTTTCGGCTACTTCCTTAACCCTTAACGCGCGTTCCGTGTAACTCATGCCGCCTCCTTTTGTTTTGCGTAAAAAATACGGTTCTGCTTATGTATTTCGGCATTTAAAACCGGCTCGGTCTCTTTAAAGGCTTGGATGTAGTGCTGCCAGCTCGCAATGCCCAACACGGCGCGGAAATTTTCCAGCGTGTCGTCCAAGTGCTTCAGCTCGTCGCCCGTCGCCAGCCAACGGCCGCGCGATTCGGCGCGCATCTTCATGCCGCCCAACAGATCGGGCGTTTTGTCGGCGGCTATTTCGTACAAAATATCAAACTCCAACCGCGCCTTGAGTTCGGTTTCCGCGTCTGCCTTAATCGGTGTTTTCTTCAGCACGGCCAGCAATCCGGCGTAAAGGTAATGCGCCGCGCATGAGGAATAAAAATCTGTATGCTCCGCCTCCCCGGCTTTGAGTTTGACGATAAAGCGCACCATCGGCCGCGTGATTGCCGCAATATCGGCCGCGCCCAGCGGTTCGTTGCTCGCCGCCTTGGCCGCGAACTCGACCGCCCTGTCCCCGTAGCCGGACAGTAAAAGCCGGCGCGGGCGGTATTTTTTCCGGGGTTTTTTGTTTGTTGCCATTTTCGCTCCTTGGAATTTGCTTCTTTTGGGTAAACTGTTAATAACTTGTGTATAACTTGCTTACGATTGGGCGGCATACAGCCGCGCCATCTGTTTTGCGGCTTCCCGACGCGCCCGGCGCGCGCTTTTCAGCAGGCTCTCGGCGGTGTCGTATTGCGGCGGGGTGTAGCGTACGGTCAGCGAGCGGCGGACGGCTTCGTCGCGCGCCCTGATTGCCTTCGCGTCGAATTTCGGCGCAGGCGGGGTCAGGGCGGAATGCAGCGGCGCGCGCATCGCGTCCAGTTTTGATAAATATTCGCGGGTTTCGCGGTCTTTCTGCCGTTTTTCTTCTTCGCTCCGCGCGGTTTTTGCCGCCGCCGCTTCAAATTTCCGCCGCGTTTCGTCCGACATATAGGCCAGCTCTTCGATGGTTCGGATGTCGGTCATATCCTTTTCGTACTCCTGCCGCATTTCCGCGCCGATGCCGTCTGAAACCTCATAGGCCGCCGATTGCACGCCGATGCCGCGTTTCCACATCAACCATTCGGAAACTTCAGCATTTTCAATTCCTTGCACTGTTTCGGCAGGGGTTCGACTGCCTAAAAATTGGGCAGGCTTGGCGGAAAATTCCGATTTTCTACAGTTATTGACACAAGTCCGAGCGGCGGCGTTGCCGCCGTTTTTTAGCCCCAACGTCCACGAATGCACGCGCGAAATACCGACGCGGCCGGTTTCTTTTTCGTAAACGCCCATAATGTGCGGCTGCTTCGTCTCGCCGTACCGGTTGGGCAGTGCGCCTTCTTCTTTGTACAAGCCCAGGCGGCAGTCTTCGCGCGAAGCGGCTTCCCCGCCCAAAAGGATGGTAAAGCGCGCCCAGTCGCCCATGTCGGCGGCGTGTTGCGCCAGCATTAAAAGGTCGTCGGACGCATCGGGGGCGATGCGGCGCAATTCGCGCCACAGGGTTACGGGTACGCCGCCGATTTGTTGGAACTGGCGGATGCCGTGGTGCGATGCCCACGCGTCCACGCGCTCCGAGGTTTCGGTCATACTCATCAATGCGTCCGATTCATAGTCCGCGCCCAGGCTTTGCCCGAATTGGTCGCGGCCGTCGATGTTTTTTGCGATATATTTCGCGATGTAGCCCGCCGCCGTGCCGCGCGCCCAGTTGATGGCTTCAAAGTCCACACGGGCGCGGGCGGGCGATTGCCGCCAAAATTTAAAATGCTTGTTTTCCCAAAACCGCGCCTCGGTTTTCAGGGTGGCGGCGATGGCCGCCAGCGTCGGGGCTTTGCCCTTTTCCGCGCGGATTCGCGCCTTTAAGCGCCTGGCCTCGCCCATTGCCTCTTTTTTTGTAGCAAAATATTTAAGCCCCAATTCTTCGCGGTCTTCGCGGCAGGCGTGTTTGGCAACGGTGCGGCGGAATGCGGTGCGGTGCCGCTCTTCCATAAACAGCAGCCCGTGCCAGTGCGGCGTGCCGTCGTGGTGCGGCTCGGCGACGCGGAATCCGTACACTTGGATACCCGCCTTTTTCAATTCGGCGCGGATGCGCGACCATACCTTATTCATATACGCCTGCGCTTCAGACGGCGTTTCGCCGCTAAATTTTTCGTTTGGTTTGCCGTAATGGTGCATCTTGTGCATACGCGACGGGCAGGTCATCGTGAAAAACTCGCCGCCGTGTCCTTTCAGCCGCGCGATTTCTTCAAAACCGCGTATCCGCACCATCAATTCGGCGCGTTTCAGTGCGGGATTGGATACGGACTTCGCGCCCAGCTCTTCCAGCGTGAACTCCTGCCCCAGCTCGTTGACGGCTATCATGGTTTGCAGCATTGCCGCGTTGCGCCGTTTTTGACGGCGGCGGCGTTTTACCGCGTTGTCGGATGCGTAAAGCCCCGATTGGCGAGACACGAAGCCCGCCTCGCGGCGGTAGCGTTCGGCGGCGCGGGCAAAGATGCGGCGAAGCTGTCCGCGCCAAAATTTTTCATCTTTCAGGCGGTATCCGATGCCTTCTTCTTCGATGCCTTTAAATATTTTTTCGGCATTGATGCCGTATTCTTCCGCCGCATACCCCGCCAAAGATTCCACGTTCCAGCCGATGCGGTTTTTAAAGCGCATCTCTTCGGCGGCGTTTTCGGCAAGGGTGCGGATGTCCTCTTCCGTCGCATTGATGCCCGTGTCGCGGACGGCGGCGGGCAGGCTTTGCAATACGCCCAGCAAAACCGACAGGTTCGCCTCGGCGGCTTCGCGGGCTTCGGGGGCGGCGCGGCGGGCGCAATACCGCGCCACGTCGCCCTCGAACATCGCGCGTGCGTGCGCCATTGCGCTGCCGCCCAATCCGGCGGCTTTGGCTTGCAAGCCGGGCGGAACGAGCAGCCACGCGCCCGCCGCGTATTCGCGCGGCGTTGCCGTGTCTGTCAGGTTTGATGCCGTTGCCGCCATTTCGCGCCGCCTTGTCCGTTATCTCAAAGATTCGCAAACGGAAACATCGGGGATTTCCGCGTCGCCGCGCGTGTAGTCGAAGCCCGGCTCGCCCCATTTTGCGTCCACTTCGTTGACGATTTCGGTCAGCGTCTGCGGCTCGCGGTATTGCGGTTGCGCCTGCGCCTCCGTCGCGTCGGTCATCAGCCAATGCGCGGCGAGTACGAGTGCGCCGAGAATGAAATAACGAAGTCGGATATACATTTTTTTAAATCTCTGTCGGTTGGTTTGCTTAGCTTGGCGGATTGATTTTTTCAATAACCGGCGTTGTGCCGTTTCGGCGGGCGGCGGTTTGCGCGGCGCGTATCAGGTCGTCAATCCGCGCCGCCTGCGTGTCTGCCTCGTAAAGCAAAACGGGCGGCAACCCCAATTCAAACACCACGTTTTGCCGGTTTAATTCCGTTTTGATTTTGCGGATTTCCGCCAGCAAAGCCTGCCGTTTTAAAAGCGCGTCGGCTTGGTGCGCGTCCAACAGGCGCGGCGCGGCGGCGGCATCTTCGGAAACGGGCGCGGCGGCAATCGGCTTTTTGCGCCGTTGCGCATCCATCGCGCGGGCAAGGCTTTTGCCTATGCCCCACATCGCCTTCGCCTGCGCCTTGGTCTTGTAAAACCTGACGGTCTGCGGACAAACCTTCCAGCTTGGTATATTCATCGCCATTCCTTTAAATCAGTTCCTTTTGCTCCGTCTCGCCTTCGTGGGCGGCGATTTCCTCCGCCGACATGGCCGGCGGAATCAGCGCGGGGTCTTGATACATCGGCGAGGGCGGCGACACGGTGCGGATGACTTCGGTTGCGGCGATGCCCGTCCAGCCGCACGCCGAATTGAGACACTGGACGGAACTGTGCCGGCTGCGGTCGGTCATCCTGCGGCTTGCCGTTACCTTGCATCTGCTGCCGCAACATGGGCAGTTGATTTGCACGCGCATATTGCCGCGCTCCGCCTTGGTGATACTCCTGCGGTTCATCGCTTCCCCTTTATGCCGTGCGGCGGGCGTAAATACTCATCCCGCCGTCTTGGCGGCGGTAGGTCGCCGTTACCTTGATGTCGGCATACCGCCTCAAGGGGCGGCCGCTGCGGAATGCCTCGGCTTCGCCGTCGGTCAGGCGGACGCGCTCGCCCGTTTTTTCGATAATCAATTCATTCACAACCATTTTTATTGCTCCTTGCTTTTGTGTTTGCCGTCTGTCCGGCGGGTCAAGCGTCTTTCCGCGCCGATGCCGTCAGGCTTGAACTTGAGGCTCGGCAACCCAAAGGGCGGGTTGAAGTCGATGTGATTTAATCCAAATCCTTTAATTTCGATTCCAACTCTCGGAGTTTCGGCTTGAATTCTTTGGGAATCTTGCCGAAGTGCAGGCGGTTCAGCCGTTTCAGCTCTTTCAAAATTTCGCGGTTTACTTTGGCGATGCCGCCGTGTTGTTCGGCGTTTTCCGCCATCTTCACGCCCGCCGCATAGGTCTGCGCCTTCAGCTTTTCCCAGTCTTGCACGGTAACGATGCCGTGCTTGATTGCGCGTTTTTGCCATTTCTTTAGCTTCATGTTTTTTCCTTTGAATCAACGGCGGATGCCGTCTGAAATTTGTTTATATTGATTAGGAAACTTGACTTTTAAAAAGTTCATTTGCGCTTTCGGTATCCCGTTTTTTTGCCATTGGGAAACCGCCCCACGCGTTATTCCACATACATCTGCCACGGCAGAAACTCCGCCTAGCAATTGGATAAATTTTATTTGGTCTTCCTTTTTCATCTGTCCCTCTTTTCTAAAGTTTAGAATACTATACCAATTTGGTTTAGTATCTGTCAAGTAAACTATACTATTTTTAGTTTAGAATCTTAAACAGACACTGTTTTTATTAAATATTTTTATTTGGAATATAAAAATGGCGTTAAAAGAGAGGCTTCAGGCGTTGATGTCTGAATACAACTTGAGTACCCAACAAGAACTGGCAGACTTCGCCGGTGTCTCTAAAGGGTTGGTCGGGCAGTGGTTTAACGGTCAAACTGGACTAGGACGGAAACCCCTTGTTGCATTTGAAAAAAAAACGAATTTCTCCCCTCGTTGGTTGGCTGACGGGTACGGTGAGAAATACAAGAATCAAACCGTACTTGATAGGCTTTCAGACGGCATTGCCGACGGTATCGCGTTTGAGCTTTTAAACGTCCAAGCCGCCGCGGGCGTGGGTTACTTTAACGACGACTTCCCCGAGCCGCTGTCCCGCCTTGTATTTTCCGAACACTGGGTGCGCGAGCATTTGGGCGGCACGGGCAAAGCCGTCAAGCTGATTTCTGTTAAGGGCGATTCGATGTCGCCTACTTTCAACCACGGCGATTTTTTATTTGTCGATACCGCCGCCGACTTCTACAACGGCGAGGGCGTGTACGTCTTCGCCGCCGCCGGAGAGCTGCGCGTGAAGCGGCTTCAGTCGTCGGTGCGCGGGGGGATGAACGTTATCAGCGACAACCGCAATTACAATGCGGAATACCTGCCGCCCGACGATTGGGCGGCGGTCAAGGTGTGCGGCAGGGTCGTGTACCGCTTGGCGGGTGAGAGGGTGTGAGATTGGAATTTATGGCCGCCGCGCAACGGCGCCCGGAATCAGATTAATTAACAGGAGTTTTAAATATGCTTATGCTTATTTTAGCCGGCGGTTTGGTTTTGTTAGGATGCCTAGCATCATTCGGTGGATTTCTCGGCGTTATCTCGCCAAAATTGATGCGCGATAGGAAAACCGGAAAAATCAGAACGCGCCGCCACTTCGCGGCAGTAATGGTTGTCGGGATGTTTTTATTTATGTTGGGTGGCGGAATAATCGCTGCCGACAATCCCGGAAACGGACAGGCTGAAACTGTTTCGGCCAAGCCCGAGGCGGATGCTTCTCAAGCCGAAACCGACGGCGGACAGGCTAAAGCCGGTCAAGCAGAATCAGATCAGACTCGCAAAGATATGGCTATCAGCTTTGAGGAGCTGCGTCAGCGTATCAACCGGCAGATGTCGCTTTTGGACAAGCCCAAAACCAAGCCTATCCCTAAAACCGCCAAGCCTTGGGGAGATAAGGACTCCGTAAACTTCACTTACCAGTTTGATGCTTCTAAAAATATCAGCATTCTGATTTCGGCGAACCCTGAAAACAACAACCCGCGCGGAATAATTGTACTTGCCGCGCCTGCCGAAGGCAGCGAAGCCATCGATTTGCTGGCATTGTTTGCCAAATCTATCGCCATTCAGACGGCACCTATTGCCGACGGCAGCAGGGAAAACAAGGAAACTGGAGCGAAGATTTTAAAAATGGCCACCAAATTGGCAGGAGAATTCGCGGAGAATCCTGAAAAACAAGCCAAGGATTTCCTCGTAAAAGACGGCTTCAAGTATGGTGTTGCCCTCACGCCGGGAATGCCTTTTATGTTTACCGTTGAGGTGGAAGAATAGATTTAATTCTATTAAATAAACGGCAAATTAATTACCTTTTGTTTCAAAGGTTTATTAAATTTGCCGTTTTTTTGACAGCCGATTAAAAGCCGCCTGATTTTTCTGGCGGTTTTTTGTATAAACCGCTTGATAATTATGTCTATACATAATATAATACATCCATTCGATAAAGCAAAGCCCCGAAGCGGCAACTTCGGGGGCTTATCGGATAGAAAGGAGGCTTGAAGAAATGGCGAAAGTTATTTTATTCCTGTTTCTTTTGTTAGTTTGCTCCCCAGCCTACTAATAAAAAACTGAAATAACAAGGGGTGGCAGAGCACCGCGCCCCTTTCGCCAACCTTTCTACGAGCCATTTTACTACAATAGTTTTAAAAATCAAGGATTACCTATGGTTGATGAAAAACTGGCCGAATACCGCAAACGGGCGGCAGCCAAGCGGACGATAAAAAATGTCTCGTTTAACAACGAAGCCGAGAAAGATTTACTTGAGTTTGCGAATAAAGTTGATTTTTCCCAATGGGTTAAGGAGAAAATCCGCAAAGAGATGCAAAAATAGCCCGACCGCCGCCAAGCCGCAAACTTGGCGGTTTTTTTACCGTCCGGCGGTTTGGGCTCGGACTTCGCCCTCGTACTGCGCGGCTTCGATTTCGATTTTGCTTTTCAGCTTGACGGCGGTGGTGTAGCCGCCGCTGTCCAGGGTGTGGGCGGCTTCCGCGCCTACCCATTTTTCCGCGTCGATTTCGTCTTTGAAGCCTTGCAGGATGACGGGGCTTTCGGGGGCGATGTCGGGGCGGCCGGCGGCGAGTGTGATTTCAAACTCGAGCGCGCCTCGCTTGAGTTTTTTAAAGGCGGCGCGCGCGCCTGTGGCGGCGGTTTTGGGGCTTTGGTAGGTGTGGCGCAAGGTTTTGATTTTTTTGCCGCTTATATCGGCTTTTTTGGTTTCTTTGATTTCTTTTACCGTGGTTTTGTGGGTTTTGCCGTCTTTGCGCTTGGTTTTGTATCTGTATGTTTTGACTACGGTTTTTCTGATTGGGTCGTAATTGTCTTCGGTTATGACGATTTCGTGTTTTTTGTTGGTTTTGCGGTCAATGTAGTAGGCGCGCACGCCGTTGTAGCTTTCGGTGTCGGTCTGTTTGAAGCTGTAGCTGTCGCCGCTTTGGCGGACGATGCGGACGGTGGGAAGCGGCTTGCCGTCGGCGGTGGCTGCTTCACCGGCGGAAACGAACAGCAGGCGGCCGTGTTTGACGGTGGCGATTGCGTCGTACCGTTCTGCCAGGCGGCTTAAAAAGGCGGCGTTGGATTCGTTGCTTTGGTCGATGTGGGCGATTTTTTCGTTTTGCCAGGCTTTGCCGACGATGGGGATGTAGCCGTGTTCGGCGGCGATGGTTTCGATGATTTTTTTTAAATCGGTTTTGTGCCAGCTTCGTTCGCGGGCTTCGCTGAATTTGTCGGACACGTCCGCCGCGAGCGCGGTAAGGGTCAGGGTGTCGGGCGCGCCCGCCCATGAAAGCTCAGTTATTTTGTAACTGCCTTTGTCAACCAGCCCTGTCTCTTTGTAGCCGAGGAATAGGCGGATTTCGGCGGATATGGGCGGAAAGGCGAGGCGGCCGTCGTGGTCGGAAAGCGTAACGGTCAGCTCGTCGGCTTCAAAGCCGCTTTTGTCGGTCAGGTTAATGGAAATAATACGGCTTTGCGCGTCCGTGCCGAACGGCTTTCCGTCTATGGTCAGGCGGGCGGCGGGGGTCAGGCTGCCGCCGACGGCGATGGCGGACAAGCGGTTGTAAATCCCTGCCGCGCCGCTTTGGATGGTTTCGGCTGTTTTTAAAATATCCACTTCCGCCCCCCTGTCAGATACCGGCGAGGCGGCGGACGAGTCCGGCGGCGGCAAACAGGGCTTTGCCTTTCAAGCCCATCGGTTGGTCGGCGGCTTTTTGCAAGTCCATCGTGAAATTGATGGCGCGGGCTTTGCCGTCGTGCATTAATTGGGACTTGTCGGTTTTGATGGATGTAATGACATACGCGCCCATTACTTCGCCCGTCCCCCATATGAGGTTGTGAGGCTTGCCCGTTTCCGCCATTGCGTACAAGTCGGCCAAAGACGCGTCGCCGCCTGTGATTTCGGGGCGTAGTTCGGCGGAAATGGTCAGGGTGTCGGCTTCCGGGCCGGTGTATTGCGCGGGCGGTACGCCACCGCCGACGGCGTGGGTCGGATGCCGCCAGCCGCTTTGGCGGCTGACGCTTTGGAAGGGGACGGTTTTTGTGATAAACGGGAAAAATCCCAATATGGCGAGCATTTATTTTCCTTGCACTCGTGCCGCCTGAAGCGGCGGCGGTTTCAATTTTGGTAAAACGCGAATCCGGTTATCTGTCTTTAAACGCGCTGCGGGCGCGGCGGGCGGCTTGGTCGGCGGTTTGTTTGAGTTGCCGCGCGATTTCGCGGGCGATTTCGGCGGGGCTGCCGCTGCCGCCGTTGACGGTTATGTTGACGGTCATTCCGGCGGTGGGGACGGATGCCGTCTGAAGCCTTGCGGGGGTGGTTCTCGGCGTTGCGGGCGCGGCGGCGGTGGCGGCGACAGGCAACAGTCCGCCCAATGCGTCAAGCCCGGCTTTGCGGATTTTGTCCAGCACCTGCCAGCCGCCGAAACGCGCCACGTCTTTTTGGTTAAAGACGACCTCGCCCTTATGCACAATGCCTGCCGCCTGATTCACGCCGCCCGCGCCGGTGTAGCCGCCCGTCGAAAATCCGCGCGGCGGAACGATTGGGGCTTTCGGGGCGGTTGTTTTTGGGGCGGCGGGTGTCGGGCTGCCGATGCCGGTGGTTTTTTTGATCCATTCCCACGCGCCGACGGCGGTGTTTTTTAGGCGGTCGAAGTTGGCTATCAGCGTGCCTATGGGGTTGACGGCGGCGGATATGGCGACGGCTATGGGGTTTTGCCCGCCGAATACTTTTTTAACCCACTCCCAGCCCGCAATTAGGGCGGATTTGACGCGCTCCCAGTGGGTAAACAGGGCGACGATTGCGCCGACAGGCCCTGTAAAGGCGTAAAGCAGGGGATTGGCGGCAAAGGTTTTTTTAATCCATTCCCAGCCTGTAATGATGGCGGCTTTGACTTTGTCCCAATAAACGTACAGTCCGACCAATGCGGCAACGGCGAGGATTGCCCAGCCGAAGGGGTTGGTAGCCAAGAAAACCAGGGCTTTCGCACCGAACGCCGCCAACGAGCCGCCCAGCTTCAGCAGCGTTCCCGCCAAGCCCAACGCGCCGCCTGCGGCTTTGCCCATTCCGCCGAACAGGCTGAAAAAGGCGAATTTCGATAAGGCGATGGGGATGAGGAGGGCGGACAAGGCCGCGCCTATGCCGACGACTGCGGTCAGCAATACGCCGATGACGGCGGCGGTTTTCATGACGGCGGCGGCGGTTTTGGGGTTCTTCGCTGCCCAATCGCTCAATTTTTCGTTGATGCCGCCTATCCATTTGGTTAGCTCTTTTAATTGGGGGGCGACGGATTCGCCCATCTTGGCTAAAAAGTTGGTAAACGTGCCGCTTGCCGCATCCCAAAGGTTGGTCAATGTTCCTAATTGGTCGTTGACGCGTTGGTTGAGGCTGGCTTGCGCCTGCATTTTTTGGGCGTATTCTTCGTAACCCTCTTTTCCTTTGCGAATCATGGTGGTTAATGCGCCTATGGTTTCGGCATCGTCGCCCCATACCTTGCCCAATACCTGTTTGAGCTGCACATCGGTCAGATTTTTCAGCTTCGCCAGTTCGTCAAAGGCTTTGTCCAGCCCGGCAAAATTGCCTTTACCGTCTGTAAAGTCCAGCGATATGCCCGTCCGCTTTTCGAGTTTCTCGAATTTGTCCACGCTCAACGAGCGGTCGAAGACTTTACGCAGGGCATTACCCGCCTTCTCGCCCGTCATGCCCGACTGGTCGAGCATGGCAATCAGCGGCCCCATGGTCTTCATGGCTTCTTCGCCGCTGACTTTCATCAAATCCAGCGCGGGGGCGACGGTGGAAAACGCGCCTAAAATGTTGCCGTCGTCCACGCCAAGATAGTAAAGCCGCTGCACTTGGTCCATGATGGCAACCATTTCTTTTTCCGTCCCGCGCGTCGCATCTTGCAGCTTGGCGGCCATTTCGGCGGCGGCTTCGGGGGATTTTTTAAGCTGCACCGACAAAAGCGCGGCGGCTTCGCCCGTACCGCCCAAAACCGCCTTGGCGGATATGCCCTGTCGCATGAGCATGGTCATCAGGTTTTTAAAATCGGCGGTCGTGCCGGGGAGCTTGTCGCCCAGCCTTGTGGCAAGTTCGTCGATTCTTTGGTAATCCGCACCGACTTTCCCCGAGCTGTCCATCATCGCGGCGCGAAGGTCGGTGGAGGCGGTTTCGCTTTGGGCATAGGCGGCAACGGGGGCGGACAACACGTTGCGCGTGGTGTCGGCAATGCCCCGCGCGGTGTACATCATCGTCGCCGAGCGTGTCGCCGCGTCGCCCATTTTGGCTTTTTCGGCGGCCGCCCTGTTGCGGGCGGCTAGGATTTTCTTTTGTTTTTCTAAAATGCCGTTGACTTTTTCCAGCTTGGTTTTTAAATCTTTTTGGCAGTCGCCCAGCTTGGCGGTAGCCGTGCCTGCGGCTTTCATTTCTTTCGCCAGCCGGGCGGCGGTCTTGGTTTGCCGCGCCTGCGTTTTCTCTAGGTTTTTCGCTTCGCGGGCGAGCTTGTTCATTTCCTGCGTCTGCCGCTTGGTCGCGCCACCGCCCTTTTTCATTTCCGCCAACAGTTCTTTTTGGCGGGCGCGGTTTTCCGCCAGCTTTTTGGCGGTTTCGCCCAAGTTGTTGCGGTAGCCTTGCAGCCGCTTGGTGTCGTGGATGGCTTTGGTTAGGCGGATTTGTTCGTTTCGCGCGTTGGCGATGTGGCCGCCCAAGCCGGAGGCGGCCTGCCCGATGCGCTTAAATTCGGTGCTGGCTTTGTCGGCGGCTTTTAATATGATGCTGATGGTTTTGGATGTCATCGGTTTTTTCCGTGCGGGCGGCGGTTTCGGCAAAAATGCCGTCTGAAGGTTTCAGACGGCATTGTTTCAGGTGGCGGCGGCTTCCTGCCGGGCGCGGATGATTTCGGCCGCCTTTTCCGTCCAGCGGTTGAGGTCGTACAGGTTTAATCCGGCAAACCAGCCGATGCCGCCTTTAAATGTGAGGGCGCACAAGGCGAGCGCGTCGTCTATGGGGTAGGCAGGCAGGGGGTCGCCGTCTGCCGCCGTCCAGATGTCGGGTGCTTCGTTTAAGAGGCGTGCGAAGGTGTCGGCGGCGTATCGGCATCTTGCGTATAACCCAAGCCCGCGAAGGCTTCCTGAATCTCGGCTCTCGCCGAAGGCGGCGCGGAAAAAAAATCAAGGGCGGCATTCAACGCCTGCGCGTCGGCCATATTCAAAACGCCGTATTGCGCCATGCCGATTTTCGGGGTGCTGATTTTGGCCAATACCTTTTGCACGGTTTCGGTGTGTTTGATTTTAATCAAATCCTGCCCCAGCCCCGCCATATCTTTGGCCAGCGGCTCGCGCAAGATGTAGGCTTTGCCGTCTGAAAGGGTTACGGTCAGGGTGTCGTCGGCGTTGATTTTGATTTGCGGTTCTTGCTTCATTTGTTTCTTTCTGTCGAAAAATTCGGCGGCGCGATGCCGCCTTTGTTTACAAACCCAATGCGGCGCGGAGTCCGGCGCGGATGTCTTTGCCGCCGATGATGAGGCGGTTGGCCATGAAGTCGGCTTCGATGATGGTTTTGCCGTCTAAGGTTTCTTTCCAATAGGTCAGGGCGAATTTGAAGGTTTGCTCGCCGCCTTCGCCTGCTTTGTCTTCGTTGCGCGTGGTTTCGATGATGCGGCCGCGCGCCTCGCCCACGAGGGTTTGGTAGGCTTCTTCGTCTTCTTTGTGCAGCGCGCCTTGGTAGCGCAAGAGATTGCCGTTGATTTTATGGCTGATTCCGGCGAAGAGTTCCGCGTCAAATCCCTTGCTTGTCAATTCAAGCTCTAATTTTTCCAAGCCGTGAACAATGGTAAATTCGCCCATACTGCCGCCGGGCGTGTAGTCTTCCGTTTTGAATTTGATGTCGGGGCGTTTGACACTCATCAACACGCCGTCTTTATTCAGGCCGTCGGTGAAGACGTTGAAGCCTTTTAAAATGCGGGGTAATTGCATTTATTCATCCTTTCGATGCCGGGCGTGTTGCCCGGCGTTTCTTTAAACGGTGGTCGGTTTGAGGTTGCTTGCGAACTCGATCACGCGGTCGGTCAGGTTCACAATGAAGCGGTCGGAAACGTACTGGTTCAGTTCGATGTTTTCCAACGGCGGCGCGACGGTAAATTCATAATCGAACGCAAACACGCCGTTGGATACGCGCGATTTTTCCACTTTGCGCGGGTCGATGAACACTTGCGCGCCCAGCAGCCAGCCTTGATAAACTTTTTCCGCCAGCTTGGCATTGATGCCGTTGATGATGTCGATCATCAAGGACGGGTGCATGGGCTTGTCCATTGCCCATAAGAAACTTTGGGCGATGGTTTCCTTGATGATGGACGCAACGCGGACGGTCGGCTCGAACGCCCAGACGGGGTCGGCGGAACAGGTGCGGTTGCCCCATACGCGGAAACCGTTCTCGCGGATGAGGGTGGTAATGTCGGCGTTGTTGATGGTGTTCGCTTCACTGTTGATGTCGAGCAAACCGAAGCTGCGCGGGTATTTCAGCGCGGACACGCCTTGGATTTCGGCGTTGGAAATGGATTTGTGCGGGCCGGCGGCGGTGTCCAGCATCGCGCGCGCGCCCAAGATGCGGCCGATGGTGGCGGCGGTTGCTGATTCGCCTTTTTGATAGGCTATAAATTCGTTGTCGATCAGCATCAAATTTTTCTGCCCGAAACCGGCGCGGTACTGCTTCAGGGTCGTGATGTCTTCCGCGCCGCCTGCCGAGGCGTACACGAAGCCGTCCAAGGCGTTGGCGGCGACGGCCAGCGCGGCGGTAACGTCCGCGTCGTCCAATTCGGGCGCGCCCAGGATTTTGGGCTTGAAGCCGGTATGCGCCTGCGCCTTGGCAAGCGTTTTGCAGGCTTCGATCACGGCGGTTTTCTGTTCCGCGTTTTGGGTGTCGCTTCTGCCGGATGCGGCGGTTTCGGCGCGGACGACGACGATTTGCGCGTCGCCTTGGTCGGTAATGGCAGTTAAGGTTTTGGCGAGCGTGCCTTTCGTGCCGGCTTTTTCCAAGAGGGACGCGGCAGAATTGCCATAAATCGGCTTTCCGGTCGGGAACGTTGCCGCGTCCGCGTCCTCGGCGGTGGCGACGATGCCGATGATGTTGGTGGCGATGTCGGAAATGGGGCGCGCGCCGCGTGTGAATTCTTTGGCGGTTACGCCGTGCATACGTTGTGCGGTCATTGGGGTTTTCCTTTGCTGTTTGGGGTTATTGTCAAAAGGTGGGGGCGGACGGGCAAGGGCTTTTATTTCTGACTGGGGTTTTCAGGCGTGTAGCGTTTTTGCATTTCGCGGTAGTTGGCGATTTCTTGTTCCGCGCGGTCGAAAACGGCAAGGTCGGCGTTTTCGGACGCGCGGCGGCGGACGCGATCCCACGCTTCGATTTGGTTTTGGCAGAACTGATAAGGGTTCATTGCGTATCCCTTTCCCCGGCGGCGCGGCTTTGGTTGAACCGCGCGTCGTGCTGCCTGCCTTTCAGTTCGCTGATATACGCCTGCCGACAGTGTTGGCGGTCGAAAAACACGCCGTTGATCAGGGTGTATAAAACCTTCCAGCGGGTTTTGGGCTTTTGGGCGAGCCGCGCGCCGCGATAGGTGCGGCTTGAGAGGGTTTCGTCCGCCGCGCCGCCGGTTAGGGCGTTGAATAGTTGGTCGATGGCTACCAACAGGTGGTAAACGTATTTTTTCAGCCGATGTTTAGCGTCCATTCTTCGATTTCCTTTTCCAGCGCGTCCAATCCTGGCGCGGTTTCGATGGTGTTCAATTTGTCTTCGAGCTGCTGCCGCTTTCCGATAATCGCGCCGGCGGCAACGGCCAGGCGGGCGGATTTTTCGACAACTTTTTCAATCAAAACGTCCAATTCCACGCCCCTTGCGGCGGCGATTTGCGCCAGCATCGGGGTCGGGGCGTTGTTGTCCGCCTGCCGCGCGAGGGCTTCTTTTTCCTGCCTGTAAAAGCTGTCGATTTCCACTTGGGGATAGCCCGCCAAGAGGCTGTTTTTGAGTTCGTCCGCCTTTGCCGCGAGACGGAATGCCAAGGCGTTTTTTTGTTTGCCGAAACGGGCGGCGGCAGCGGCTTCGCCGATTTCCCATTTCTTGCCGTCCCATTCGTGGTATTCGGACGGGCGCGGCGGGGTTAAAACGGGGCGGCCGTCGGAATCTGCGGCAATCTGCCCGCCCTGCGCCTGTCCTGCCAAAAGGGCGGCGTATTCTTCGGCGCGGACGGCAACCGCGCCTTCGGGGATGCTGCCCAATGTGTCGTCGTAAAAGCCGTTTTTGAAATAGATGGTCATTTCGGGGTTTCCTTTTTTGTATATCGTCGCTTTACAATTAAATAAAAGTTTTGTATCCTTTGGCGATACAGACGGGGTGGGATGATGATTGTTTCTTTCAAACACAAAGGGCTTGAACGCTTTTTTAAAACAGGCTCGCTATCGGGCATCCAAGCCGGGCATTCCGTCAAACTGAATCTGCTTCTAACCGCGCTGAATGCCGCGCAAACGCCTTCGGATATGGCTGTGCCGAGTTGGAATCTTCATCCCCTCAAGGGCAGTTTGTCGGGACATTGGGCGGTTAAAGTCAACGGAAATTGGCGTTTGACTTTTCGTTTCAACGACGGCAATGCCGAAGTTGTCGATTATCAGGATTATCACTAGGAATAATATGAAAATGCACAATCCTGCCCACCCGGGCCTTGTTTTAAAAGAGTATATTAACGGTGCAAGCATTACCGATATAGCGAAACGCCTGGGTGTCAGCCGGGTTGCCTTATCGCGCATTGTCAACGCCCAATCTTCGATTACGCCCGAGATGGCGGTTCGTTTAAGCCAACTGCTCAATACTTCGCCTGATTTTTGGCTGAATATGCAGGCCGGTTATGATTTGTGGCAAATCAGGCAACGCAAAACTTTTGATATTGCGCCCTTATTTCCCGAACCGCCTTTGTCTTCGATGCAAACAGGTGCAAGGGCTTAACCCTGCGGCCGCTGCTTATCGGGCGCACCCGACTATCCTTTCCCGCGCGGTTTCGGCCGTGCGGTTTTTTGTTGCCGGTGCCGTCCGAAGGGGGCAGCGGCTTTTTGCGCGGTCATTCCCGCCTTTCGTTATTCCCGCCACTTTCCGTCATTCCCGCGAAGGCGGGAATCCCGAAACCCCTGCCGCCGTCATTCCCGCGCAGGCGGGAATCCAGTCCGTTCGGTTTCAGCCGTTTCCGATAGATTCCTGCCGCGTTTGGGGTCTGGATTCCCGCTTTCGCGGGAATGACGGCGGCGGGGGGGTCGGTTTTTTCCGATAGATTCCTGCCGCGTTTGGGGTCTGGATTCCCGCCTGCGCGGGAATGACGGTGGCGGGGGGTCGGTTTTTTCCGATAGATTCCTGCCGCGTTTAGGGGCTGGATTCCCGCTTTCGCGGGAATGACGAAAGCGGCGGGAATGACGAAGAGTGGCAGGATTGGCGGGGCATAGGTTTCGGGGGATTGGCGGCGCGGCCGGTTTCGGTCGGATCGCTTGGATCGGCGGGCTGAAGCCCATCTCTACAACCCGTCTCTACAGCCATCTCTACAGCCCGCTAGTCTTGCAGTGCCTCGAGCAAGCCGTCTCGGTGGCGGCGGCGGTTTCGGGGTCCGGTTGATGTTCTTCCACTCTCTCTTTGCGGTTCTTCGTTGGTTTCAGGTATTTCGGGGCCTATCGGGGAGCTGGCGGCGTTTCCCGAGGCGGCTTTGCCGATGGCCATCCAGTCGCAACTGCCTTCGTACCAGTTGGTAATAATGGCGGCGGCGTGGTTTTTTGCGCGGATAAACAGCCAGTTGTGTTGCCTTCGATCGCCGGTAACGCGTCCCGAATGGCGTTCGGATACGAAGCATTTGACGTTGCCGTCGGCAAAGGCGACGGGGAAGACGACTTCGTTTTCTATGGGGCCGCCGCTTCTTGTAAACCTGTAGCTGCCGGTCTGTATCATTGTGCCGTCGGGGAATCTGACAATATCCACGCCGCCGATGGTTTGGCGTGTGAATTGCGCGGCAACGGCGGTGCTGATTTTTTCGTCCAGCCCTTGGATTTGGGCGGCGGTGTGGGTGTGGGCGCGGTCTGCTTTGTCTTGGAGGTTTTGCGCCAGCGTGCCCGCGTCCAGCGCGCCGGCGTTGATGGTTTCGCCGTGGGACTTTATCCAAAACACGGCTTCGCCCAAGGTGTCGGCGGCTTTGATGCACAGTTTTAAAACCAGGGCTTTGGGGCGGTTTTCGTCGCCGCCTGTCGCCATTTTGCTGTCCGGGCGCGGGGTTAAAAAGCCGTTGTCGTTTAAATTTTCGTCCGTCCAAGTCGATACGAGCGCGCTTCTCTGCCTTTCGTTGTGGTCTTCGTAACCGAGGGCTGCCGCGTGCGGGTGGTTTACCCAGTGTGAAAATACTTTGTGGACGTGCCGTTTGATTTCGTCTTCCTGCTTCGTTCCGACTGCCAAGCCGTTGGCGGCGTTGCGGATAAAGCGGTCTTCCGCCTGCGGGACGTTTTGGATGCTGCCGTATTTTCCGGTCAGCAGACGGTACAGCTCGGGATAAGCGGTTTCGGTTACGCGCGTGCGGATGTCGTCAAACGCCAGCCAGCCGGTCGGGATTTGGTCGGACGGAAACCATGCGGTGATGCCGATGTCGGTACGGCTTAAATCGGGCAGGCGGTTGCTGTTGCCCAGGGCGCGGTAGAGGTCGGGGAAGGTGTTTTGTGCAAAGGTCGTGCCGTTGGCTTTGAGATAGCCTGCGGGGTTTCGGACGGCTTTGGGAAAGGATACGATCGCGCCGACGGGGATGCCGTCCGAATTGAGTTTTTTCCATGCGGACCAGTTGTCGTTTGCGCTGCTCGTTTGGTGGCGTTCGTACACGTCGGACGTGTAGGCGGGATAACCCAACTGCCTGCACCAGCCGTGTTTCGTGCCGGCGATGACTTGGATATGGCAGGCGGTGTTTTCAACGGGCAGGTTGGAGCTGCCGCCCGCCGTCGGCAGGGAATAGATGCCGTCTGTTTTGAGGGTGTTCAAATCGCCCCGGAATGTTTCGACTTTGAAATTGCCGATGCCGTATCCGGACAGTGTGTTCGGTTTGCCTTCGATGTCTTCGGCAAAACGCGGTTTGTTGGCTTTGTGGAAGATGTCGTGGTTGTTGTAGGAAATGCGGTTGTTTGCGCTGTGCAGGCGGAGGGTGTCGTCGCCGAAGACGATGTGGGCGTTGTCGGCATCCGCGCCGATGTAGGCTTTGTGGCCGCCGTTCCAGTTCGTCTGGTTGGCGGATAAATGGATGCCGCTTTGGAATTGGGTTTGGGCAGTAAAGGTTTTTTGGCCGTTGACGGTTTGGTCGCCGGAGAGGGAGACTTTGAGGTTGGCGGCCGCGGCGGCTGCCAAGGCTTGGTCGAGCGCGGTTTTGACGGCTTTGGGGGTGGCGGCGCGGTCTTCCGCCCGGCTGCCGGTGCTGCTCTCAAGCTGCACGATGCCGGCGCGTGATGTGGTGGCGGTGTCGATGGCGTGGGTGTGGCCGCTGCTTTGTACGGCGTTTTGGCTTCGGGCGGTAATCTGACCCGGCTTCCCTAATGAGATGGTGCGGGAAGCGTTCAGGTTGCCGCCGCCCGTCAGTCCGTCGCCTGCGTTGACGGCGGTGCTTGCGGCGGCTTTGGTGTCGGATGCCGTCTGAAGGGCTTCGGTTTGGTTTTTGAGCCAAAGGGTGCGGTTGGCGAGGGATTGAAGCGGCTGGTTGATGGGCGCGGACACGCCGCCGACAACTTTGTCGCCCGGCTCAAGTAAGCGCACTTCGGGGTCGAATTGGTCTTGCTCTACGGCATTTGCCATTTTGGTGGTTCCTTTGCTTGGGTCTTAAGGGGGCGGCGCGTCAGGCGGCGCCGAAACTGTATTCGCCGTCAAAGCTGATTTCGCCGTTCCATAGGAGCGGGTTGGCGCGGTAGTCGAGCGCGACCAGTTCGCACCTCAAGGGGGCGATTTCCGCCAACAGGGCGCGGATTTGCGCGGCCTGCCTGTTACTGACGGGCCGGGTCAGTACGATGCTGTATTTCGCCCAGTCGTCCTCCCTGCCGCCGAATGTGCGGCTGCCGTCGAACAGGGCTTCGCCGTTCCATGTGAACTCGTTGGCGCGTTCGATGATTTGGACTTCGCCCAACTGGAGCAGGTGGAACAGTTGGCGTATGGCGTGCGGCGTGCCTTTGTGGGCGTGAATTTCGGCAAAGCCTGCGATGAGGTTGCGGCGGGCTTCGTCGGTTTCGGCGAAGTCCCAGCCTTCTTCTTCGCCGATGCTTCTTGCGAAGGCGTGAAAGGGTAAAAATCCGGGGTCGCATCTTTGGGGGTCGAGTTGGCGGGAGACGGCGGCGGTGTCCGACGCGGCGGTTTCGCGTTCTGTCAGCTTTGCCAGTGCGTGTTGCAGGGGGCTGTTGTTGGACGGGATGGTGCTGTTCATCATTCGCGCTCGAGCGTGGACGTGATTCGGATGTATTCGCCTTCACTGCAAACGATGTCGGCGGCGGGGCTGTGCAGTGTGATTTTTTTCACGCCGGGGGTGTCTAACGCGCCGATGATTTTAGACAGGGCTACGGATGCGCCGATGCGGGCGTTTTGCCGCCATAGGTTTTCCAAGGCTTCGCGGGCGGCTTGCCGTTCGGCTTGAATATCGGCGGCGGGGTGGTATTCGGCGGCATACGCTACCGCCGCGTCTTTCGGCAGGGCGGCGGAAACTTGCACGTTGTCGCAAAGGGGGCGGCGGGTTTCGGCGGACAGGTATTCGCGCGCGGCGGTCAAAATGGTTTCGTCGGGCGTACCGCTTTGGGTTTTGATGTATACCTCTACCGTGCCGGCGGCGCGGCGGACGGCGCGGGCGTGTGTGATTTGGGGGTGTGCGTCGATGGCGTGGGCTTCGTAGGCGGCGCGCGGTCCGGCGGCGGCGTATTTTTCGGGATGGGCTTGGACGCGGGCGCGGAGTGCGTCGTCGGTTTCGTATTCGGCGGCAACCGGCGGGTTCGCGTCGGGGTCGGCGGTGCGGATGGTTTTGCGGATCAGTCCGTATTGGGCGGCGATGTGGTCGAGGTCGCTGCCTTGTGCGTATGCCAAGAGGTTGGCTTTGACGGCTTCGTTGATGCGGTTGCGGACGAGCAGCTCTTGGTAGGCTTGTTGTTGCAGGTCGATGGTTAGTGGTTCTGATTCTAATTCGAGGGTTTGGGCGACGGTTTCGCGGATGCTTTCGGGGCATAGGGCGACGAGGGCGGCTTTTTTGCGCGCGAAGATGCCTTCAAAGTCGGTTTCTTCGATGGCGGCGGGCGCGGGGAGTTGGCTTAATCGGTTGTTTTCCATTGTTTATCCTGTTGTTTTTATTATTCGATGCGGTAGGTTCGTTCGTTGCCGTCGGCAAGGGTTACGTCTAGGGTTAATTTGATTTTTCCGCCGGCGATGGCGGCGGTGTCTGCCTGTATGCGGCGGACGGTTATGCGGGGTTCCCATCTTGCGACAGCGGTAACGGCGGCTTGGTGGATGAGGGCGATGGCGGCGGGGCCTGCGGGCATATCGATCAAGTCGGGAATAAAACTGCCGTATTCTTCGCGCATCAGCCGCGTTCCTATCCTTGTGAACAGGATGTTGCGGATGGATTGGGCGATGTGGGCGGGGGTGTCTTGCCCGCGTCCGTTTTCTGCGTCGGTCATTGGGGTTTTCCTGTCGTGCCGCCGGAGTCGCCGGGGTGGGTGTGGTCGGACAGGCTGATGCCGTTGCTGACAACCGCCCCTGCGTTGGTCAGTGTGCCGTTGTGGTTGATGTTGCCGTTGATGTTCGTGCCGCCGCCGCCTTGGCCGTTCATGCCGTTTTGGTAGGTCAGCAGCCCTTGGGCGGTGGTGGTTTGGTTGACGGTCAGGTGGCCGGTTATGGTGGTTCGGGGGGTGTCGATGGTCAGGCTTGTAACGGCTTTTAATTCCATCGCGCCGCTTTGGTGGTTGTAGCGGATGTGCGCGCCGTCGGGAAATCGGACGACGGTTTCGGCGGGGTCGGCGGACGGGGCGGGGTATCGGTCGGAGGCTTGGCCGCATAAAACTACGCCGTTCTCGGGTTCGCCGGCGGGGGATAAGATGGTGCAGGCTTCGCCGACACTGGGGATGCGCCATACTGACACGCCGCCTGCAAAGGGGACGATATAGGGCAGCCAGTCGGTGGTCATGCCGCCGTGTTGTGCGCGGACGCGGTTGGACGCCGGGTCGGTGTCGGCGATGGTGGCGGGTTTGATGAGGTTGTCTATTTGGCGGTCGGTCATTTCTGCCTCGTCTTGATGTGGGAAGCCGCCCCGTAATGGCGGAACGGGGCGGCTTTTGCCGTTTCCGGCGGGCTTCCAACAGAGCGAGGTTATTTTGGGGCGGCGGAGGGTCAGGGGCAAGCGGTGTGGGGCTTGGTTGTGGTTTTTAGGTTTGGGGTGGGTAAAAAATGCCGTACCCAGCGGGCAGGCTTCGCACTCTGAAGGTTTCAGACGGCGTTTTTTCGGCGGGTTAGGCTTGGTCGGGGGTTTGGGCGGCGGCTTCGTATGCTTGGCGGTGGCGGCGGCTGTACCATTCGGCGAGTTCGCGCCGCTCTTGGAGGCGGTAGCTGTCGGCGGTCAGGTAGTGGTGCAGGCTTGAGAAGCCGGCGCGTTGGAGGGCGGCGCGGCTGATGTGGCCGAGGGCGAGGTCTGTTGTGAGGGTGTCTTTTCCGGCGGTCAGGCTGATGTTGGTGAAGAGGTGGCGGAATCCGTGCATTGTGTGTTTGGATTTGCCGGGGGTGCTGCCGTCATAGCCCAGTCGTCGGATGGCGTTGTGGGCGAATTTGATGCTGATGTGGTCGGGATGGGGGGCGGGTTTGCGCCGTGGGCGGATGCCGGGGAAAAGGTGGATGTTGTCGCCGGTCTGCGTGTGCAGCTCTCGGAGTATTTCTACCGCCCAGTCCGACAGTGGGACGGTAAAGGGGTGTTTGGTCTTCATGTCGGCGGCGGGGATGTGCCATAACCGGGCGGTGAGGTCGATGTCTTGCCAGCGGGCGGAAAGCAGTGCGGACGGACGGGATGACTTCCCCGGTTTCCCCATCAATCCGCGCCGCCTCGATTTTTCCGTTGGCGCGCAGCATTTCCACCGCCTGCCGCACCGACATCAACCGCTTGCCGTTGCGCCTCATCGCCTCCACCAAAACCGCCGAAATCAATTTGGCTTCTTCCGTTTTAAGCTCCGTCTTGCCCGCATCGCTGCGCCGTTTGCGCGTCGGCTTGACGCTGACCGCCTCCAGCTTGCGGTATAGCGTGGCAAGGCTGATGCCCAATTCCTGCGCCTGCTGCTTAAGATATGCAGAGCGTGCGCCGCGTTCCATTGCTTCCGCCTGATTCTCGACTGCCTTAAGACGCTCAATCATTGCCGGATTCATCGCCTTCTCCCGTTTCACCGCCCAACCATTCCGGCACATTGTCTGTCGGTGCTTCAGTCGGCAGGGCATAGCTTTCGCGCAGTTGCTCGCAGTCCAAAATAATTTGATTGAGCGTGCCGACCATCTTTGCCTGATGGCTGATCCCGTGTGCCTCACTGTGCGCATTAAGTTGGTCGAACAAATCTTTCAGACGGCTCACTTGACTGCGGATACCGACCTCAAGGCTTGTTAACTGCATCGCCAACTCGCTGCCTACGTCTTCCGCCTTCGGCTCTCTGACAACGGTTTGCTTCTTAGCCAGCTTCTCGGCCAGCTCATCAATTTTGGCTGTTTTGGTTTTCATCACTTCGTCTTTGGCGGCGAGGTTTTCGCGGCTTTCGCGCAGGGCGACGCGCAGCTCGCGCACCGTCATTCGGTCCACATCGTCAAAGGTCATGCCGTTGACTTCTTCCCCTTCGGCCAAACCCACCAGCGTAACGTCTTCTTCGACCAGCAGCTCAAGCAGCTTCGACTTGCCCAAATCCATCAGCTTCGGCGCGGCTTTCTGCATTTGCGGGGTCGCAAAGCGGCGAGTGGCTGACATCAGACGTGATGTTTCTGCGATACCCAGCCCAAATTGGCTTTTCACAATTTCCATAAACCGTCCGTGTTCCGTATGCTCTTTTAAAATAATCAGCGCACGTCCCAGTTCGAACATGCCTTCCATCGTCTGCCGTACTGCTTGACGACCGCGTTCAACCCAACGCTCTTCGCTATAAGTCTCGCCGTTACCCCACTGCTCCATCACCAGCACACTGCGCATCGCTGCCTGATTGCTTACTTTGTCGGTTGCGATAATTTCAATTTCTGTATTCATTTTTTATCTCCAAAGTTTCCGACGTCGGAAACTTTCAAAATCCGTTAATCCACATCGACCCGCTTGCCGATTTCGGCAATCTTGCTTTGCAGCCGTTCATGCTGCTGCCTGAACCGCTCTGCGATTTGCAGGGTTTTGATGCCGTAGGCGTAGTTGCCGTTTTCAAGTTTGATGACCAATCCCGAGGCAACCAAATCATCAATATCCCTGCTGACTTGCGATGGCGTCAGCCCCAGTCCGACCGATAAATCCTTATTGCTCAGACCGATAATCGGATGCTCGTCAAGCGCGATAAAGACCCTCAATAGCCGTTGTACCCTTTTACTTTCTGCCATCCGCATCCTCCTTATTTCAGTCCCAGCTTCTTGGCAATTTCATGCCCCTTGCCGTAATTGCCTTTGCGCTGTCCGCCGATCACTAGATACACATCGCGCGGCTTAAAGCCGTTCTCTCTTGCCCACTGCGCCAGCGTTTGGCCGTTTTGGGCAAAATTTTCTTTTAGTTTTTCAACAGTATAGCCATAGATAGCCCTTTCCCATTGTGATAAAATAGTGAACTATTTATGCACTAGAAATTAATTAGTGCATTACCAATGCGTGAATTATGAGATTTTAAAATCTCTTTTACAAGGATTATTTTGTGATTTCTAAATCTCTTTTTGGTAATCGTTTGAAAGAAAAAAGAAAGTTTTTAGGGCTTACCCAAGCACAAGCTGCTGAAAAAGCAGGTATTGAGCGCGAAACATGGGGCAAATACGAACGTGGCGTATTTATGCCTAGTGGAGATGTATTGCTCTCTTTTTTGAATATGGGAATAGATGTGAGCAGCTTATTTGCTGCTGAACAGGGAATTAGGCCGTCTGAAAATTCTGAAATTAGTAAGGAAGAGTCAGAGTTATTAGGGTATTACCGCCAAGCCAGCGATAACGGCAAATTTGTCATTCTCAGTGTGGCAAAAGGCGCAGAGAAAAAAGCAGCGGAAAATACTCAAGTTTCAGCCACGCATAAAACAGCGTGATTTTTAAATCCAAAATGGAGACAGTCTTATGTTTGACTTTGAACAACAAATCAAATGGGGTGAGCGAGCGGAAGAAATCGTTAAAGAGGCAGCCACCCAGAACAATATCGAAATTCCCGAACCTTTGGCTTCGGCATTAGCTAAGGCGGTAAAAGTGCATTATCTAAGCCAAGCTGGTGTGTTTTCTTTGGTAGAAGCCTATGCAGACACGGTAAATCCAACTGAAAAAGAAGTAGATTACCAAGCAATCGGCAAAGAGCTATTTGAAAAATAAAAAATGCCGTCTGAAATTTTCAGACGGCATTTAGGACACTCCGACAGTCGGGCTGCTCCGGTGTTCTGAAACGGATATTAAGCAATTGAAGCGGCCGTGCATTTTAAAACGCATTAAAAACTACCCCGACATACAGGTCATCGGGCAGGTGGTTCAGGTGTTGAAAGATTTGAATTGATGCCGTCTGAATTTATTTTTTCGACACAGATATTAAAAGAGAAAGGACTGTACAAATGGCAAAAAAACTACTAAAACTATTCATTATTTACGTGCGCAGCAAAACCATAGCTTGTTCGATTTAGAGGTAGCATTAAGAAGGGTTTTGTCAGCTGCTCCTACTGTTCAAGATACACAAATTGAACAATACAATCAGCTTACCCAAATCATGCATAGAACTTTGGATCCTAAAGATGTAAAAGGCAATTCAATTGGTGGATTACTGATACACATTGGCAGCGGTACAAAAGATGAACATATCCGCACTATGAGCAATAGACCTGTACAGCAAGATGATCATGGTGGAACACAAGCTCCTCCAAGTGGATATTCCTTTTTGCGTAAAGAGGCTTTTTTGTATATTGTTGGACACCATGTAATTTTTTGCGGACATGGTTTTTTGTCAGCATCAACGGTTGCTTCTTATTTAAGTTTACTTAGCAATAAATTGAGAGAGAACAATCCGGATATTGTTCAATTTAATATTGAATTCAAAGCAGTAGGTAATTGCGACAAGTTGTCATTGATACAACAACATGGGGTAAAAAGTATTCTTTTAGATGTTTCGGCATATCAATTATCCAGAAACAGACTGTATCAAGATAGCCGTTCAACCATTGCTAAAGCATTAGGGAAAGTTGGTAGTGTATTTACAAGCGAATTGAGTGATGAGGAATTGGAAGCACAATCCGAAATTCATATCAATTTAGAAGTCTTGCTAAACGGTAATTCGAGAGCCAGTATTGAAGCGCAATCGCTGATGCAGGAGCAGGCAGAGGAAATTATTGATGATGAAACGGTTAATCAAGGATTTTCCATTACCACGCAACAAGGTGAAGTGATTCAGCCCTCTGATGTAAAACTGTCTAAATCTGTTAGAATAGGACGATACGATGAAGCCAACTCGTTACTCCCTGACTCGGCATTTACAGCAATCAGTGAATATTTCCTAGAACTCCAAAGCAGAAACTTAACTGAACAATGAAAAAATATCTGCCCTTACTACGTTTTTTGTTGATTGCTTGTATATCAGCATTTTTAGCATGGAAAGGGCAACCTTTTGTTCATGGGAACGAGAAGGCCGTTGATTTAATTATTAACGTATTTGCAATCTTAGCCGGTTTTTTAATTGCCATTATGACATTGTTTAGTGATATGAGGTTTGATGAAGATGCAAATTGGCGACAAATTCAAATTCGTGAAGGCGTACAAGAACAACGGTATATAAAACATTCCTTACTTTTTTACACATATCTTGCCGTATTAGTTTGTGTTTTTATTGTCATCTTGTTGGCTCATAAAGAAGAATACAAAAATGGACCAGCCATTTTTTGGCTTGAACGGAGCTATTTATTTTTAGCCTGTATTTCCATTTTTTATTCTGTATTCTTACCTGGGAATTTAATTAAAAGCCGAAAAGAAGAGTTTAAAAAATTAATGGAAAAGAAGAAACCCAAAATCTAGAACGAGTTTTAACCCCCTTTAAAATCCCATTCAGACGACCTTTTCTAAAATCCCTGTATTGATTTTTAATTCAATACAGGGATTTTTCCATGTCAGACAAGTTCAACCAATTCATCAACCGCGTCCTCTCTCACGAGGGTGGTTACGCCAACCATCCCAAAGACCCCGGCGGCGAAACCAATTGGGGCATCACTAAGCGCACCGCACAGGCAAACGGCTACAACGGCTCCATGCGTGCCATGACGCGTGAACAGGCAATCAGCATTTACCGTAAAGCGTTTTGGGAGCGTTACCGCGCCGACCAAATGCCCGAAGCGGTCGCTTTTCAATTTTTTGATGCCTGCGTCAACCACGGTTACGGCAATGCCGCCCGTATGCTCCAACGCGCCGCAGGCGTGCCGGACGATGGAATCATCGGCGAAATCAGCCTCAAAGCCATCAATTCCCTTCCCGAAAACGACCTTTTATTGCGGTTCAACGCCGAGCGTCTGGTCTTTTATACCAAGCTGGGTACGTTCACCTCTTTCGGCAAGGGCTGGGTACGCCGTGTGGCGCAAAACCTGATTCACGCCGCCGCAGACAATGCCGATTGAGGAGCAAACCATGTCAAAAAAGTCCATTCTCGCCCTGATGGCCGCAGCCATGCAGCCCGATTTCAGCCACAGCGACCTAGGCATTCGCTACGCCATGCCGACTCAGGGATGTTGGACGCAAGCCCACCGCAAGAGCGGGGTAGCCGCCGCGAAACGCGCAGCCAAAAAAAAGCGTCACAAATAACCGCCTTTTTCCGATGGCTGGGCGGCTTGGTCTCTAATCCGGCCACAGGGAAAATCAGCCATACCAAACTTTGGGCAAACGTCGCCGCAGCCGCCATGACTTGGAAGTTCGTGCAGGCGGCGGACGCGCCCGAATGGCTTTGGTGGGCATACGGCGCGATGGTCGGCGGGTATGCATTAATCAAACGCGGCATCGCCGCCGTACCGCAGTTGGCGGAAGTCAAAAAATCCGCAAATCAGGAAGGGGGGCGGCAATGATTGAATTTGTCCGAGCCAAAAAACGGCTGCTTTGGGCATTTGTGCTTTTGCTTGTGTGGACGTGCGGTTACCGATACGCCGCCGACAAGGCCGAAGCGGAACAAACCGCCCTGATTGCCACCTATCGGCATTCTTCTATGGTTGCGGCGGAACAATATGCCTTGCAGCTTAAAAAAGCGCAGGACGAAAGGCAGCGGTGGTACGACTTTTCCCAAAAACAAGGAAGAAAGCCCGTGAAAAAACAGTATCCGCCGCAAACGAAAAAAGCCGGCTATCTGAAAACCAAGGAAGAACTGCTTGCGGAATTGGCTTGCCTTACAGCGGAAATGGCTGCCCTAAAAAAGCCCGATGCCTTAATCCATGGGAAAGAAGTGCGGCAGAAAGAACGCAACTCGTCGCAGGGTTAA